GGTTTAGAAGCAAAACTCAAATTTACCACCTGGAAGAAAATATGAGCAACGGTTTAAAGGTTCAAAAGAGAAATGGGTCGATTGAGAGTATTGACCTTGATAAGATGCATGTGATGGTTGAAGAGGCTTGTAGGGGTCTTGCAGGGGTCTCTGCGAGTCAAGTTGAGATGAAGTCGGGTATTCAATTTTATGATGGGATTACTACATCAGAGATTCAAGAGATTCTGATTCGTAGTGCATCTGATCTTATTGATCTTGATCATCCAAACTATCAGTATGTTGCTGCTCGTCTGCTTCTTTTTGCAGTTCGTAAACAACTTTATGGGAAGATGAAAGATCTCCCCACTCTTGAGCAGCATATTATTGATTGTGTGTCTGCAGAAGTTTATGATTCAGATATCTACAATAAGTATTCTCAAGAAGATATTGCGAAGGCAGATTCCTTTATTGATCATGATCGTGACTTTCTATTCACATATGCAGGTTTACGTCAGGTAGTAGATAAGTATCTTGTGCAAGACCGTAGTTCTGGTGGAGTGTATGAGACTCCTCAGTTCATGTATATGATGATTGCTCTGACTATCTTTGCAGAGTATCCCAAAGAAACCAGAATGTCATATGTCAAGAGGTATTATGACGCAATCTCCAAACACAAAATCAACATCCCCACACCAATCATGGCGGGAGTGCGAACTCCGCTTAGACAATTTGCTAGCTGTGTCCTTGTTGATGTTGATGACACCCTCGATAGTATCTTTACTAGTGATATGGCTATTGGCAGATACGTTGCACAGAGGGCGGGCATCGGCATCAACGCTGGTAGAATCCGTGGCATCAACAGCAAAATCCGAGGTGGAGAAGTTCAACACACGGGTGTTGTACCATTTCTCAAAAAGTTTGAAGCAACTGTCCGTTGTTGCACGCAGAATGGCATACGAGGTGGATCCGCGACAGTCCACTTCCCAATCTGGCACCAAGAAATAGAAGATATTCTGGTTCTTAAGAACAACAAGGGAACTGAAGATAATCGAGTTCGTAAACTTGATTATTCGATTCAGATTTCTAAACTTTTCTATGAAAGGTTTATTCGTAATGAAGAGGTTTCACTTTTCTCTCCTCATGATGTTCCTGGACTTTATGAAGCATTTGGAACCGAAAGATTCGATGATCTTTATCTGAAATATGAACAGGATCCTTCTGTAAAGAAGAAAACTATTGGTGGTCAAGAACTGATTCTCAATCTCCTCAAAGAGAGAGCAGAGACTGGTCGTATTTACATTATGAATATTGATCATTGCAACTCTCACTCATCGTTCAAAGATAAGATTGAGATGAGCAATCTGTGTCAAGAGATTACTCTTCCGACATATCCTATTCAACACATTGATGATGATAATGGTGAGATTGCTCTGTGTATTCTCTCTGCTATCAACGTTGGTAAAGTTAAGTCTGATGAAGAACTTGAAGAACTCTGTGAACTTTCTGTTCGTGGACTTGATGAACTGATCGACTATCAGAAGTATCCTGTACGTGCTGCAGAACTTGCTACAAAGGCACGTAGATCCCTTGGAATCGGTTATATCGGTTTGGCACATTATCTTGCTAAACTGGGTTACTCTTATGACTCTCAAGAGGCATGGGATGCTGTTCATGGTCTTTCCGAGTCCTTCCAGTATTATCTTCTGAAAGCATCTAATCAACTTGCTAAAGAGAAAGGACACTGTGAATATTTTGGTCGTACTAAGTATGCTGATGGCATTCTTCCTATTGACACTTACAAAAAAGATGTAGACGAAATCTCTTCAATTTCATATCAGCATGATTGGGAAACTCTTAGGTCATCTATCTTGGAACATGGTCTCAGGCACTCAACACTGTCCGCACAAATGCCATCGGAGAGCAGTTCCGTTGTGTCAAACGCAACCAACGGAATCGAACCACCTCGTGGATTCTTGTCCATTAAGAAATCCAAGAAAGGTCCTCTTAAGCAGATTGTTCCACAGTATGCTACACTGAAGAATCACTACACTCTGTTGTGGGATATGAAGAGTAACGAAGGTTATATCAAGATCGTTGCTATGATGCAGAAGTTCTTTGACCAGGCTATTTCTGGTAACTGGAGTTACAATCCAGAGAACTATCCTGATAATGAAGTACCTGTATCAGTAATGGCGCACGATATGCTTTATTCTTACTCTATGGGTTGGAAAACAAGTTATTATCAAAACACTTATGATATTAAAACTGATGAGGTAGTGGAAGAACCAAAACAAGACCTTCAATCACTTCTCCAAGAACTTTCTGGTACTGAAGAAGAAGATTGTGAAAGTTGTAAAATTTGATGAAAGTGTAGAAACCTATTATTATAAATAGTAGTAGGTTTCTACTTTATCTTATGGAAGGTCACATTTATAAAATAACAAATAAACTGAATGGTAAATTTTATGTTGGAAGGACAATAAAATCTTTAAATAAGAGATTTTATGATCATTGTTACGAAGCACTTGAAAGAAATTCAAAAAATTATTTCCATAGAGCAATAAGAAAATATGGAAAAGAAAATTTTGTTATTGAAGAAATTGAATTATGTGACCCAATTCATATTGGTGAAAAAGAAATATTTTGGATTTCTGAATTGAAACCGCATTATAATCAAACTCTTGGCGGTGATGGTGGTATGCTTGGATTTAAGCATTCTAATAAAACGAAAAAACTTATTTCTGAAAAAAGAATGGGAAAGTATACTGGAGAAGATAATCCTTTTTATGGACAACATCACACTGAAGAAACAAAACAAAAATTGAGTGAATTTAGAAAAGGCAAAAGATTTTCAAAAGGTTTTACTGGAAAATCACACAAAGAAGAAAGCAAAAGTAAAACATCTCAAACACTCAAAAATAATCCAAATGTAAAAAGAACCAAAGTATATCAGTATGATATTGAAGGAAACTTTTTAAGAGAGTTTCAATCTTTTGCTGATGCAGCACAATTTGTAAAGACAAGTCCTTCTAATATCAAATATACTTGCGAAGGAAAATTTAAGCACTGTAAAGGATACAAGTGGAGTTATGAATTATTACTATCTTTATCTAATTAAATTTGAGGACGGGCAATTTTATATTGGTTCTCGCAAATCAAAAGTAAAACCAGAAAATGACACAAAATATTGGGGTTCTCCGAGAACCTTTAAGCATTTGTGGGAAGATGTTTCTTTACCAAAAACAAAGCATATTCTAAAAGTATGTGATTCTTTTGATGAAATGAGAAAATTAGAACCAAAACTTATAAAAGATGCTTGGGAAAAATTTCCAGAGTTTTGCTTGAATAGATGTGCTTCTCCAATTTTTCATCCTGATGTTTGTGAAAAAGGTGGAAAAAAAGGTGGAAAAAAAGTATATGAATCCAAAAAAGGTATATTTGCATTAACACCAGAACAAAAAAGTGAAGCAGGAAAAAAAGGTGGGGCAAAAGCATCAAGAATTCATAAAGAATTTGGATTGGGTTTATATTCTCTAACAAAAGAACAAAGAATTGAAAATGCTAAAATTGGAGGACAAAGGGTAAAAGAACTTGGAATGGGAATTCACTCTTTAACAAAAGAACAAAGAAGTATTCATGGAAAAAAATGTGGAGAAAAAGCAAAAGAACTTGGTCTAGGTATATTTGCATTAACACCAGAACAAAAAAGTGAACACGCCAGAAAATTAGGAAAAAAAGCAAAAGAACTTGGTACTGGAATTCACTCTTTAACAAAAGAACAAAGAATTCAAAATGGTAAAAAAGGAGGCAGAATAAGAGCAGAAAAAACAGCAAAAGAATTTGAATTACTTTCTCCAAATGGAAAAATAGTAAAAGGAAAAAATATAGCACAATTTTGCAAAGAAAATAATTTAAATAATGGGCACATTACAAGTGTTATTAAAGGTAGATTAAACCAACATAAAGGATGGACAAAACCATAATCTTGGAGTATGATGAAAATCAAATATTTTGGAGAGTTAAATAGAATGTGTGAGTTAAGTTCAGTAGAGGAGGGAGAGTGTGAATCCTGCGCAGTTTGATTTTAAAACTTCTGCAACAGAAGAAACCACATCTATCAAAGGAATGACCGTTTTTAATACTGAAAAAGTTGACACTAAAAAGCAACCGATGTTTTTTGGTAAACCATTGGGAGTTCAGAGATATGATTCATACAAATATCCTGTATTCGATAAACTGACTACTCAACAACTTGGATACTTCTGGAGACCCGAAGAGGTGTCTCTCCAGAAGGATCGTGGAGATTATCAAACACTACGTCCTGAGCAGAAGCATATCTATACTTCCAATCTGAAGTATCAGATCATGCTTGATTCTGTTCAGGGTCGTGGTCCTGGAATGGCATTTATTCCTTATTGTTCTTTACCAGAACTTGAGGCATGTATGGAGGTATGGGGATTTATGGAGATGATCCATAGTCGTTCATACACTTATATCATCAAGAATGTATACTCAGATCCTTCTGAGGTGTTTGATACTATTATCACTGACAATCGCATTCTTGATCGTGCTAAGAGTGTGACCGAATCGTATGATGACTTTATTCAATCAGCACAGTCTTATGGTGCATCTAATACTTGGATGCATAATCTTGAAGGAGTTTCATACGCAAAAGATACGATTAACGATGTTAAGAGAAAACTCTATAGAG